CTACTGTAAATCTTGACTCCCATCGCAAAGATACCGACTACGAAGCTATTGTTATCATAGCAGAAAAGAGTGCCGAGAAAAACGGTTCGGGTTGGCGGCAACGTATAACGCTTGAGTGGAATATGGATTATCAAACTGTTGATGAAGTAGCGTGGGACCTTAAAAAGTTGTTGGGGATTAGTAATGATTAAACTATACGAATATCAACTTAAATACCTGGACAAGCTACCACCACGCGCCATCATGGCAGCCGACACTGGCACTGGCAAGACTTTCATGGCGCTAGAGCATTACAAGCGCCTTGCATCTGGCACGCCACTACTAATCGTGGCACCCGCATCCAAGGTCCGAACAAAAGACTGGGAGCGCGAAATTACTGAATATTTTGGTGAAGGCAACGAGCCTGAATATCACATATACAGCTACGAAAAGTTCAGTCGCGAGCCGTCGCTAGAACAGTTCAGAAAAGGCAAGCGGGCAATCTGGCACCAGTATGCGCCACAGTATGGTGGTCGACAATGGGCGGTTATAGCCGATGAGGTGCACAAGGCGAAGAATCCGCAGAGCGGGGCGGGGCAAGCTATGTATTATGCTGCGAAGGATGCTAAATTCTTCGTGGGGCTATCAGCTACACCATTACCAAATGGCTGGATCGACTTCGCGAACTATAGCAAAATGTTTAGTTTTGTTAGAAATATCACAGAATTCAAAAAACGCTATTGCAATTATGTTACTTATAAGGGTTTTCCTGAACTGATTAACTACTGGCACGAAGGCGAAATGGCTGGGCAATGGCAAGGGATGTCACGCCGATTAACCAAGGCACAGGCGCTAGACTTGCCGGATCGTCAATTCATAGGCGTCGACTTTACGCGACCGAAGGAATATCTAAAAACTATAATATCCCGCCAAAATCTGGCTGGTGATATATTAGACAACCCTTCAGCCTTGGCACACGCGCTCCGCCAGACACTTACCAAAGGTAAACTAGACTATCTATCAGATTTGATTGAGGGCACCGACGAGAATATCGTCATATTCTACAACTACGTCACCGAGCACGATGCTATATCAGAAATGATATCAAAGAAACACAGTGACCGCCTGGTTTTCAGACAGAACGGACAACACCACGAACTACCGACGAAGAGCGAATGGGCTACCACCAAGCGCACCATCACCCTATCTCATTACAAGTCCGGCAGCACTGGCGTGGAAATGACCTACGCCACGCAAGTGATCTACTTTTCACCGACATATAGCTACGCCGAATATATCCAGAGTGTTGGTCGTGTCTACCGCAACGGCCAAACACAAAAGACGACGTTTTATAACTTTAGGACACCGAATAGTATTGAGGAGGATATCTATCAGTGTTTGCGCGGTAAAAATGATTTTCAAGCAAGCCAATGGAAGGAGCAGTTATGACCAACTCACAAACAAAGGAGACCAGTAGGCCTATTGACATCTAGCAAAAAATAATATAAACTATTAGCACTAAGTTGAGCAAAGCGAGGTAAAATGAAACAAAACCCAGCCGGATATCCGGAACCAGGCGAACTCACTGAAGAAGATGACACCTTTGGTACGGATTTCGACGAAAGTGATGAGGCCCGCGAGAATGATGCGGCCGACGAAGAATTTTTGCGAGAGCAACACGAATTAAATAACGAGGAGGACAGGTAACATGGTCAAAAAACAAATCAACGTAAAAGAGACAATCAGCATATCATTGCCGATTGGCTTGATTGAGTACGTCCGCAACCTTGCCGACGCCGATCAGGTCAGTGTCAGCTATGTGGTAAGATGCGCGATTGAATCTTATAAGCGAGAGCTGGAGGAAGCATAATGACCGTAGAAATCGTAAAAGCTACACCACAAGCACCGAGCAAGTTCCTGGTCATAGGCGAACCATTCGCCGGTAAAACCACCTTGGCCGCCAAGTCACCGTCACCGCTATTTATTAGCACCGATGGCAACGCAGCCAAAGCGGGTCTACATGCTGTTAACGTGAAGAGTGTCACCGATATCCGTGAGGCAATGGAGTTGGGTGTCAAGAGCAAAGATTATAAAACTCTTGTTATCGACACGATTGAGGGCATTGTCGATATCTTCACCAAAGGCGTGTTAGACGAGTTCAATAAGCAAGGTTTCAAGACAACCGATGGTAAGAACATCGCATCACTTAATGATGTGCCTTACGGTCGTGCCACAGGCGTGCTCAACTCACGCGTCTCAGCCTTCGCTAATGCCCTTGCCAACATCAACATGAATGTGATTGTGCTTAGCTACATCAAGCGCCGTATAGACGACATTAGTGGGTCTATAATGCTTGATAGCGAGTTCAAGAACATCCGACTACTCACTCGATTTATGGATGCTCAGGTGTTAACATCATTTGATGGTGAAAAGCACAAAGCAAACATAATCAGTAAGCGGGAGATCATGGCTGGTAAGGTCGATTTTGGTGATATCGAGTCATTCTTAACCGCTATCGGTTGGGAGTTGCCGAAGAAATCAGTTAAAGTAGGAAAGGTAAAATAAGCTATGAACTGGGCTGCCGGAGGAATGTTAGGGACGTTGATGGGCAGAATCGTTAAAGCAGTTAGTAAATCAATTAAAAATTGGAGGACAAAATAATGGAAAATAACGCTTATTATCAAGAAGTAATTTCGGGACCCGAATATCGAATAGCTTACAATATAAACCCTGATGTTACCGCTAGTAACACATTAGACCCTAACGGCAACCCTACTGGTGGTTTTGTAAAATTAGAGACAGAGTCGCCACTAGAAAACGATGTTATTGTTGGACTACCAAAAATTGAGGCTGTCTCAATAGTTTGGCAAAACGGACCCCGCGGACAAGAAGGCACAGATGAACTACTGCCACCTAATGGCGCATTTGTCGAGGATGTTCTTTGGGCTGCGCTACAACGTCTTGAATTCTTCAACGAAAGCAAGTTCCGCGACCGAGCAAACAGCATGGCAATTACTCATATTGAACAAGCACTTCAAGCATTAAAAGATCGTCAGCTTGAACGATCATACCGTAAAGTAGAAGGAAAGCACGAGGTATAAAATGGCAAAATTCACAGATGAGGACAAGGTAGAAAAAGTGTTTAACAATAACTATTTTGGCGAAGGCATATTCAAGGTACAGATAGTCAGCGTGAAAGCTGGCGAGACCGATAAGGGATCAGAGTATTTTGAGTTCGAGCTGGTCGGCGAAGGTGGCGAAGAGGGCAATGCCCGCGTCTATTTTACTGAGAAGGCAAAGCCATACAGCTTTAACACTATCCGCGCTATATTCGTTCACAACGCCGTTAATGACGCTGCCAAAGAGAAGACCCGCAAAGCGATTGATGCCGTCAAAGACACTGACGAGTTATTGAAACTTTGTGAAGCCTTGCGCGGCAAAGAATGTTGGCTGCTAGTCGAAAAGACTGGCGAAAAGTACACCAGCAAATCTAACGGTCGAGAATACGACCAACTGAACAAAAACATTTACGGTTACGAGCCAAAAATGAAGAATGTGTCAGATGCGACCGCTGTTATTAACGAAATGGGTGGTGGAGAGATCACGCCGGAGAACGTCGAAGATGTCTTCCCTTTTGAATAGTATCAAGGCACCAAAGGGGTTTAGCTATTTTGCTGGGCCCCAGCGAACCGCTGAGTGGTTTGACATCCGTTTAGGCAAGGTCACAGCATCACGCCTAGACGACTGGCTATCAGTTAGTCGAGCCGAGAAAACCAAAGGCAAGCCCCTTAAAGCACGTCTGGACTATGAAAAAGAGATCCTATTCGAACGCGCCTTCGGGACAGCTTTCGACAACTTCATTAGCCCAGCTATGCAAGATGGCATCGACTACGAAGACTTTGCGCGTCAGCAATACGAGAAAATTTGCGGCGTTAAGGTGTTTGAAGTCGGGTGCTGGTATAACGAGCACTTTGTCGCATCGCCAGATGGCGGTGTCGGTGATGACGGTTTAGTCGAAATCAAAATAGTCAGAGACAACAGTTTTACCACGATCCTATCAGAAGGCGTCCCACAGAAGTGGTGGAGACAAATCCAAGGGCAACTTTGGGCATCTGGTCGGGCATGGTGCGACTTTATCGCTGTCAACCTAAACACTAAAAAAGTGAAAGTAATCCGTGTTTACCCTGACCCAGAGTTCATCGAATGGCTAGAATTGGCCGTCCCAGAGCCTCTAAATCAGGACATAAGCGTATTCGACATGGAGAACGTATTTGACTTCATGGGCGATGCACCGGCAGAAATAGAACAAAATAATCAACACGAATTGGGAGATTGGTAAGATGGAAGAAAACGTACACAAATTAGTTTACCTAGCGCGAGAATACCCAGACAAGACTATAACAGAGGTAGCTGGACTATTTTCACTACCAGCCTTAGAGGTCAACGCTGCGATATGGGCAGCACAAGACATGGGATACATCATCGTCGACGAGAAAACTAAAAAAGCCACAGTCGACATGGTGCCAGATATGTGGCGATTTGGTAAGGATATATCGAACATTGAAGGCTACTTGGTCTATGTGTTTGAGCGCCTATCCCGCGACGAAACCGATCCAGAAGAGAATTTCCTATTAACCTGGATGCGCGGCTACCCAACCCACGATGTTCTGGTCGCTCTCAAGCACGTTGTCGACGAAGGCATCCTATCAACCTACACTGTCAAGAACGCTGGCGAGAAGTACCTATTTTACAGCCTAGCGCGCAATGCTGAGCACAAATGGGGCGAGAAGCAATTTCGTAAGCCTATCAAGGTAAAAGGTGGTGACAAAAAACCTAAAAAGATTCGAGTTAGGCGTAAGTAATGCCACACCCAGCAATCACCATGTCTCAGCGTCGGGCTGAGGCATGGAAGAAGGAGGCGGAGGACGAAGACTTCTTCAAGTACCTACAGAGCCTAGCCCACATCTATTCGGCGCGCAAATATCGCAAAGGCATAGATGTGAGAAGTGACAATATGCTGTTTGTAGAATTTAAGGGGTGGCAAGATAAGCAAAAAGATGATATAATACAGGGGTCTGCTGAGAAGTAGACAAAGCTTTGCTTGCTGGGGGTGTGCCAACTCGGTACGTCCCCATCTCACAGAGGTCGATGGTATTGCGAGAGCCATCGACCTTTTTGATATGTTATAATGGTAAGCACAATGAATATATCCAAGCTAGACCGATTCACCATTGGTTTCGAATACGATAAAACTTTACCAGAGATTAAACGAGTTCTTAAAATTAGGACAATCTGATGGCTGACAAAACACTCAAAGAGATAGCTGAGACGCTATTTAATGCCAAGATGCAACGCCTTAACTGGTTCCAAAGGTGGATCTTAAAAAAGATTATAAAAAAATAGCCCCATAACTGGGGAGTATCTTTTAATCATAACCCAAATCCAAGGCAATAACAAGAATTGTTTTTATTGCAACATAAGCATTAAATGGACGTAAGGTACAGGTGTTCTTTGACATGGAGGGGGCGAGTAGAATGGGGCGTAAGAAGCGTCGTAGCGCTAAGCGTTCTGGGGGGAAGCGGTGTTCTTGGTGCCAGCCGAGTTACATTCACGGCGGTGGAACCAACGTCCACCACAGGCTTCCCAAGTCGCGGGGCGGGACTTATGACGGACAAAATCTGTCAACGGTCCCACGCCATCTGCACGATGCGTACAACGCATTGTTCGGGAGCAACCCCACGGCCCACGAAGTCGCACGCGTGTTGTCCGAGGTCTGGATAGACCCCAAGTACCGCATCATCGTCGAACTCGTCGAACCCTCCTTTGAACAGACCTAACCGCAGGGGGCTGAAACGCCCCCTATTTACTTGCGGTTAATCTCTCGGATCACTATTGCTGGCCAGATAGCCAAGATGCTGTTGCACCTTTTTGGCACCATCTTGGCAAACATAACACTCTCTATAACCAGGTATATACAGGGTCCGCTTAGCGACCTCTTCGCCTATAATCTGGGCGATACCATCAAAGCCGGTCTTGCCATCCTCGTTACGCTCGCCTATCCGGTCAAAATCTTCTCGCGGCAGCATAGTCAACTCGTTCAACAGCAATCTGCCGGCTGGTTCAATCTCGCAGCTCACTATTCGGCCTTTTTGAAAAAGGTTGTATAAAGCGCGTAGAGTCCCGCGTTGATGCCTGCAACTAGCGAAGCGGCTCCTAATGTCATTGTGGCCTGCCACTCAGTAGAGATGCCCCCACCGACCGTAAATACAGCCAACGTGGTAGACACAAACGCCCACCCAAATACTTTCAATATGTCGATCCACTGTGCGGCTGTTGGTAGCCCAAGGTTTGGTAGAAATTTCATAACGCTTCTCCTTAATTATGGTTTTATTATACACCTAGAGGGTTATTAAGCTAGCCTGCTAAAAATGTTTTAACTGTCATTTTCCTGCCCCTGACTGTCGGTGATACCCCAGTAACACCGCAAGTGAACACAACCCTAAAATCATAAGTATTGCCTGGTGTTAATGGTAGAGTTTCGAATATGGTAATTGTATTGAACGTTTCGGTAGCAGCTACCACTAAATCTGCTATCGGCAGAATCATGGCAGTCCAGGTACCCCCATTAACACGATATTGAATAGCATTGTCCTGCTCAGAACCGCCCACCCCTCGGTCTATTGTGACTGTTGAATGTATCTCGGCTACCATATTAGTGCTCACTGTGACGCCACTTATTATCATATCTGTTATCTGAACAGCCGCCCACGCTGGGCTACCCGCCGCAAAAGATGTTGTGTTGGTGTTGCCCGCTACCCATATTCGTGGGAAGATGTCTGATTCGGTGTAGTTTACTTTTGTTTGTGGCATAATTTTCTCCTAATTTTCCGCCGTGTATTCTAACCAACAGGCCGCGTATACTATAGTACCGGTGACGGCTGCGTTTGGCCTCATAGCCATTGCGATATAATCGCCGGCCTGGACCGTCCCAGCTGGTATGGTGTATAAAGTAAACGCTTTCATCGTGTTGATAGCGAGCCCGATAGTCGCGCCTGTTGTTTGGTTGCTCTGTACGTTCCAAGTCCCGCCCGCTAGGCTAGATGCGTCACGCCAATCAGCTATATAATAATTCATCGCCTGGTTGTTGCCTGCGCTACCCGACCACAGATACACCTTGACGGCAATAGTGCCGCCTGCATAGTCCGCTGGCATAATACCACTGGCACGACCGTAGTTCGTAGGAGTACCACTGAACGATACCTCTGGCACGCCAATTTGTTGCGAGTTTAAAGCGCCGCCGACGTTATCGCACCCTATCAATAACTGGTGTCTGCGGACTCGATCTGCTAACTGTGATGCTGGAATTTGCTGTTGTACCATTATGCTACCTCGTAACTTCCGTGAATTGTTATTGAATGCGTGGACGCCCATGCGTGAGGTATCGTTGGAGTAATATCGGATGCCGAGTTATATGCCCCGCCAGTCTGTTCACACCAGATATAACAATTAGTTGTTGACCCGCACATCACTCTGCCGAACTGGTAGCCTGTCATGAAGAATGCCTGCCCTATGAAGTGGTTGACTTGTGCAGCTATCGTCGCTACTGGGAGCGTGAAGTTGATAGCTGTTAGCCCTGTGAAATTAGTTGTCGTGCCTAGTATGACACTCGCTCTGAAAAATACTGTTTTGCCGACTTGGGTGTATGCCCCAGCGAATGTAGCATTGCCCCATACTGCGGCTCCACCACTAATGAGTGGAAAAACTGGCGTGAATGTAGCCCACGCTCCACCCAACACAGAGGCAGGGAATCGAACATTAGCGTCTAACGGCAATATTTGGTTAGCTGTAGGTGTTTGACTAGCATGAAAAGCATCTAGCGTGTCAGCCGCTCCAGTAGACGCTAGGTTGGTCTGATAATTCACTTGGATATTGCTACCAGTTAGAGGCGCATCGCTCATTGTGAACGTGCCAGACGCAGGAGACACCTCTGTAAAGTGAGTCGTTCTCTGTTGTTTGACACCGTTGATATAGACTTCAAGTGAGCCACCAATATATTGACCGGTAGTGAATGCTGTATTTGAGTTGTCCACGGCACCTGTCGGGGTCGCGTCAGTAGTAATGGTGTTTACGCCTACTGAGGATGCCGTCTGAACGACTATATAGTCGCATAGCAAAACAGTGCCAGTCTGTGGTGCTGTGACCATCGTGAACGAGCTAGCGCCCTCTGTGTAGTCATTACCGCCACCTTTGAGACGAATACCGTTCTTGTAGACAATAAGCGTGCCAGACGCAAAAGCTGAAGCCGTCGTAAAAGCCGTGTTAACGCCGTTGACAGCTCCAGTTGGGATAGCGCTCGCAACGATGGTGGTCGTAGTAGCGTTGGTGCCTTTGGCACCAGCCGATCCTGTTGCCCCAGTGTCGCCCTTGTCACCCTTCGCCCCTGTCGCCCCAGTCGGACCGGTTGGACCTGTGGGACCAGTCGATCCATTAGCCCCCGCGGGACCGGTTGGACCTGGAGGGCCACCGAAATCACCCTTGGGCCCACCAATACCAGTGATTTGCATCACTATCTGGGCGGGTTGGGTGATGTCAATTTCTGTAGCCATCGGGGTCTCCTTATTTTACGTCTATTTCGAGGGTTGCTAATTGGAAGGTTGAAGTTGTCGTCGTAGCGGCTGATTTATAGGTAGCTGATAAGTAAGTAGATGCTGTAGTGGTGTTTATAGAGGTCATCGAACCGGCAATCACTTGAATCCCTGTTGTCGATATACCAGTTGCGCCTTGGTTTTCAACCGTTAGAACGCCATACCCAGTTGTCGATGCGCCGACAGTGTAAAGCGTGATTTCTAATATAGCGCGGAATGGGATGGCTGTGCCGGTTGTGGCTGAAACTGCGGTAACTGCTGAACATAGCAGACCATCAGCAACTGTCCCAGCTGTACCGAATCGAATAGCGAAAGTTGATGCGTTGGCAACAGTTGAAGTGTTTGTACCAATAAATGTGGCCCGAATAGTCGTTCCAGCTACAATACGGTTGGCAGCAAAAACCGTTGGGTTTTTGACGATTACGGTTTCAGTAGTGTTGATAGCGGCGGTAGCGGCAACAATCGACGCGGTACCGTTTTTATCGACAGATATGGTCGGGGATGCGGTCCAGTTGGTGCCATCACTTTGTAACACGTTACCAGCGGTGCCAGGGACAGCCCAAGTCTCAGTCGATGCTATCCAGTTGGTACCATCAGAGACGATTTTCTTCCTAGAGGTAGCTGAGGCGTTCGGGAATGCTGGGGTGGATAATATCCAGTTAGTACCATCGCCAACGAGTATCTTACCGGCACCTGGGGCAGCCGTTGGGAAACCTGGGGTGGACTGTATGAAGTTCGTACCGTCACCGATGAGTAAGCGACCAGCAGTTGCTATATTACCGATTCTGAATCCAGTCGCTACATTAGCCACACCAGCCGTAGCTGTAGCCGAGCTGAGGGCTATGCCACCTGCAAAGTAACCGTTCTTAGGTCGAGTAGCAGCCGATGCACCTATATCATAGGTGTTATCTACAAAAATTAAGTTACCGACAGTTGAAGTGCCACCAACTACATAATCTGTACCTGCTGTAGCAGCCGCAATAGTTGAGGCATTACCCTTTAATATGCCTGTAACAGCCGTCGTATCTTTGGTTGTGGCTGGCATACCGTGAGAGTGGTCACGTCTGGCTGCTACTGTTGCTGAACCAGTTGCGGCTGCACCACCGTAAGATAGAGTTGTTGGAGCAGTAACATCGAAAGCCAGTATAGTATCGTCATCTCTCACAAAAGTGCTAGATACACCAGCAGTGTTAGTTGTACCGAGGGTTAGTGCTGGAGTACCACCAGATGCGCCTGATGGTGTTCCCCAGGTCAAGTCATCCTTTAGGTATTTACCTGTTGAGGCTGGTAGTTTAGGGAAGTAACCATGATTAGATGTTGATACGTTGCCTGTCGTTATGTCCGTAAAAGTGACGGTGCTTTCAGCCTGGTTATGAGCGGTTGGAGTTCGGCTATCGGTTAAACGTGAATCGTTTGAATACACGAAGTTGTTAGCACCAGCCCCATGCACCCCTGTGGTTAGTGCAGCGTGGGTTGATACTGCTCCGCTTGGCTCACTTGACGAGTTTACGGCACTATCACCAGTATTTGTACCAGAAAGGTTGGTGGCTGATATGTTACCAGCCTGAGTAATTCTAGCTACTATACCCACACTATTTTGCCATTGCGATATATCACCAGTAGACGAAGCGTGGGTTTGTTTTGAAATAACTGCTGGGTTAGCGTCACCTATATTTCTAGATAACTGCACTCCAGTAGAGGCAGTATAAACCTGAGAGTTAGTAGTGGCGGCTTTGTTTATCATACCAGATGCCCATATATTACCAGTACTTTCGTCAATAGCTACGTTAGCACCTAATCGTATCTTACCTTTGGTGGCGTGGGATGTTGAATATAATTGCAAATCTTCTGCTGAACCAGTTCCACCATTTACCGTCTGCCCACCAGCTATCCCAGCTGATGCAACACCACCTAAACCAGATAAAGTCTGGTCGCCAGTATTAGTGCCTGATGTATTAGTGAGTTTAGTTCGTTCTGCTGAGGTTAGTATCTTGGTAGTTGCCCCCTCAACCATATTATCCATCGAGAAAGCGTCGGCATTTTTAGAGTTAGGGTCATAAGTGGCTTTAAGCATATCGCCACCGACAGCAATCGTCATCCACTTCATATCAGTATCAGCGTTGGAGTTTTTAGCTAGAACCTGGTTAGTAGTGCCCCCAGCAATAACGCCCACTCCGGCAGGGCCTGTAGACCCTGTTGCGCCAGTAGGCCCTGTAGGGCCAGTTGCCCCAGTTAAGCCAGTGTCGCCTTTTGGACCAGTATCACCTTTCGGACCGCCAACGCCCTCAATAGGCATGACCACCGATGTCGGTGTCGATACTTCCATGACTAATTGTTGCGGAGCTTCTACCGTGATACTGATGTTTGATTCCATGTTAACCCCTTAATGTGTAAGCGTCTTTAATTTCGCAGTCTCCAACAGTTATTGTGCTCTGTTGTCCATCGGACTTTTTCAGTTTAATGTCATATCCATAAGTGCCAGCCTCGACGCTAGTGTCGGTCGGCGTGAGGGTAATTCGTGAAAGCCCAGCTGATGGGTTGACGTGTGAGGTGATGTCCTTTTTAATGATGGCGTTAGAGTCGGTCTGGTCATCGTCGAATTGCGGTTTAATCGTAAAATAGATGGTTGCGCCAGTTAAGTCGACATCCTTGAACGCCAAGTCGATATTAGTTGTGTTCTCTTTGAAGAATGATATTTTCTGTCCCATTATTTGACTCCTTTTATAAAGCTAATTATCCAAGCCCATATTTTCTGCCAAAGTGTCTCGATTGGCGGTATGACTACTGGCGGATTGACGATAGGCGGGGTGACGACTGGGGGAATTACCACTGGAGGAGTCACGACCGGCGGGGTTACAACAGGTGGCGTAACGACAGGTGGTACTACGACTGGCGGTTGAGGTTGGGATGGCGGGATAACAACTACTTCAGGATGACCCTGGGCAAACGCTTTCCAAGCCTTGGCATCACCATAAAACAGGTTACAATCTAGTCGACCACCATATCCATTCAAAATTCCACTTGATGTCCATTGCCACATAGCATAGCCAGCTGGCCACCAGTTAACGTCAGGCGCTGCACCAGCATGACTCATATCATAATTATAATCTGGTTGCATATCGGCATATTGGGCTACCCAGAGGGCATATCCAGCATCAGCGACACTCGACCAGTTATAACTGTTGACGACTGATGTGCTCATATAGATCATAGGGCGGATACCAGTCTTATTATAGACACGGTCTAGCCATTGTTTTGCCCAAGCCACGTTGCTCTTTGGGTCTTGCTCCCAGTCTAGCACCATAATAGCCTCGCCAATATAACCCTGAATTTGCGATAGGAACCAGTCAGCCTCTTCAATAGGGCCGTTCCCATCAGGTCGTGCAAAGTGATAAACACCTAGCAATTTGCCAGCGGCTTTTGCCTCGGCATAACTAGCAGTGCAATCAAGGTCAGTATAGCCGACCCCCTCTGTCGCTTTGAAAATTATAAAATCAGCTTCGATAGTGGCATCCGGTAAACCAGCTTGCCACTTACTTGTGTCGATACCTTTTAATGACATGGTTTTACCCTCTTTTCCTTCTTGCTTTAAGTTCCAACTTATCTGATTCCATTCTATCAGATTCATTGCGTTCGCGATGATTACGCTGTAACCATTGTTGACCAAGTGGGATTATGTATAGAAGTGTGAAAATGTCTTGGTTATAGGTCTTTGATGTATAAATATTTAGCACGCCCATGGTAAGTAAAATATAGCCGATAGTGCGAAGGATAAAAAACACGATAAATATGGCGTTGAACCACAGTAATATCTTGCGGGCAACACCGTCTTTTACGATGTAGTGGATGTAAAACGAATTACATAGCATGATGATTGCTATAATTCCAATCAATATGATCCATATGTTAGACATTATGTTTTTTCTCTTTCTCAATATAGTGATTTAATGCTTTGTGGAGACTGTGAATGTGCGGTCTCATTTTCTTAGTGTCTCTACGCATGATTATAACAGTTATGCCTATGCAAATTAAGAGTAAATATGTGACTATATTATCCATTATTTGTGCCTCTTAGCCTTCAGTGCTTTGACAACGTCATTGAGCACTTTTAAGACTTCCTTATTAAAACCTCGCTTGTCCCTAATCATCTCGTACAGTAGAACGCCAGCTACGAGCGCTGTAATGCCCTGTTTGGCTAGATCATTAAGGTCAGGAGTCATATTAAAACTCCCCTGTCATTAGCATCATGCCACTATTTAGAGTTTTGAACGTGTAAGTCGTACCGTTAACCGCAGCGGTGTTATTGTTCCACTGAGCACTGTAATATTCGTAAGTTTGACCAGGCTGCAAGCCAGTCAAATTCCAACTGGCAGGGTTAGTGCCATTAGTGACATCTGATGTGGCGGACCAACCAGAGCCAGAACCTTGGACTCGATAGTATATTTTATGCCCATGTGACGAACCAATACCCCAGTCGGAGACGGTGTTCGTGACAGTGGCAGTAGTCGATTTGACGTTGCTTGATGAACTCGATGACCACCCAGCCGATCGATAAATCTTAGCGATACCGATCCAGTCACCCGCTGTACCGCTACCATAGTAAGCATCAAGCCAAGCGGCAGCGTAAACAGACAGATTACCATCTGCGTCGTGCCCAATATCGAGCGTTCTACCTCCTAAATACTGGTCGCCTGAGTGCCCAGAAGCATTAGAACCGCTAGTGGTACCGTTAAGCTGGGCGTTCCAGTCCCATGAACCAGTGCGCGAACCGTTGCGAATAAGTGCCCAACATTCAACTGTAATATTTGAGTAGTTACCAGCCGAACTCTGTGAGTTAGTGCGACAAACATACCGAACATAAACTTGCGGGGTCGCAGAGACGATGTTTACATCATTAGCCATGGCTTATACCTCAGTCGTTGGCGTGAATACATCCCATTTGGTGTCAACGGAGTTATACCTCATCGGTATATACATTGTTTTGCCAAGTATAGTTGTAGTCGGTAGAGCTGATCCAAAAGCACGGTAAATAGCGTTCCAGGATAGTGCCCTAGCGGTGCCGTTATCTTTGATGCGTAGCAACAGACCCTGACCTTCGCGTGGCGTTCCGCCAGTAGGGGCGTTGATTGTGCCAGCTGAGTCGAGAGTGGTAATTATATAGACGCTTGATGCGATAGTTGGGGTAATCGAGCCACCCGCGCCTGTGACGATGGTGTTGACTTGTGGGAGGGTGAAAATGCTACCGCCAGTTGATACGGTATTAGCGCCCATTTTTAGTGCGCCGCCGATGGTAAGGTCGCTAGTTGTAGCTAAAGTGTCAGTCGTGACTGTTTTGTGGGTGCCATCTCCGACGTGTTGAACATCGAGATTATTCATAAGTTCGTTCGCCCAGCCAGTAGTCTGTTTAAGGACGACTATCTGATCGATGGTGTTGCCAACATCAGTTGAGCCAGGTGCAAAGCTATCGATAGTTATCTTACCAGCCGTAGTGTGGCCTAAGAATTCAGTTACTGTGGCGGTGTTAATATAGCCAGTGCTTAGTTGTGTACCAGTTGTTGCAATGAAAAAAGGTGGCCATTTGCTCAAGCTATCAACTTCGAGCGTCATGCTACCTGTAATACGATTAACAGTGACGTGAGCTAGAACGGCGTTGCCGGTACCATCACTTGTTCTTAAATATTTACGATCTGACACGGTGAAAACCCCCTCTATTTTGTCTGTATTATATCATGAATATATTACGATAACCATAATAAAGAAGAGGAGCCATTTCTGACTCCTCTACCAGTAAGCTAGTCGTTAGACTAGGCAGCTGGATCCTCTTCAAGGCTCGCAATAGAGTCGACCTTTTTGTTCAATACGAATGTGTCTGATCGGTCACGAAGTTGAATCTCAACACCGCTGAATCCAGGTACTTTGTCGATGACAACCATGCCACCAGCACTTGGGTCCATCTTAGGGGTGACGTTGACAACTGCGTTTTTATCAGCCGCAATAGCATAAATCGTAGCACCGCCAAGGTAGGCATCAGGAACTTCGACAACTTTCACACCAGCCAATTTGCCGATGTAGCCGTTTTTGCCGTCAGTGTAACCTGCGTCAGAACCGGTAAAGTTGATTTTATCTTTGATAAGAGTTGCATATTCGTAACCAACCCAAGCTACTATGTTCGAAAGGGTTGCGCCACCAGTTCGGGCTTTGTTAACCATACGGCTGAAGTATTTAGCAACTTCCGTAGGAACTGTGCCGGTACCGATTAACTGGATGTACTGTCGGTTTCCAACTGGGCGGGCTGCGTAGATCTTACCGATTGAGTAAGCATCATGCGCTGGTACGAATACCTGGTCACATTGCTGTAACGCAACTTGCTTGGCAAATTGACTGACAGGGATATCTTGGATCTGAGTGTTCTGGATACGCATTAACATTGACTTGTTATAAGCAAGAGTCAACAGTTGCTCAGCTGGGGCAACCAAAGTAGCTGCGCCGAATGGGGCTGCTGCATCAGCTTCGTTATAGTCTGCTAATGTTCCGTTTGATACTGACAGGACACGAATGACGTTCGAGCCTTCAAATTTATAACCGTTGTCGCCAAGGTAAGGGGTAACGACTGAGCTAACGCTTAGTGGTATATCCATTATACTGACAGTTTTTGTTCCATATGCCATGATAAAGTTCTCCTATTATCAAAATTTAAGTTTCCGTTTATAGTATAAATCAAGTGTTGTGGTTAAAGCAATAGCTTTTATGCTAATATTATGATATGCAGATACCAGTAAACTTCACTCCGCGTTGGTACCAAGAGGAGTTCATGCAAGCAATGGAAGCCGGAGCAAAACTAGCAGTCTTATGTTGGTCGCGCCGTGGTGGTAAGGATTTGACTTGTTTCAACTATGCCGTCAAAAAGATGGTCGAATCACCGATGAATGTGGTGCTGGTATTCCCGACTAAACAACAAGGCAAGGACGCGTTCTGGGACAACGTCGAGAACGATGGTTTCAAAACGATGGATCACATCCCCTCCCAGCTTGTCGCCAACCGCAACAATACCGACATGAAACTGACCCTCATTAACGGCTCGACTTTCCAAGTCCTTGGTGCTGGCGACCCTGATGCCCTCCGTGGAGCCAACGGTAAAATCTATATATTCTCGGAATTCGTTGATATCGACAGCGCCGCATACGACGTCGTCGTGCCTATCGTTGAGGTTAACGGTGGTCAGATAATCATTCAAAGCACCCCTAAAATTGACGGTATCAGCGGTGGAACATTCAAAATTATGTTTGATAGCGCGCTTAAAGACCCACAAGAATACGCTTCCCGCGTCACAGCTGATGAGTATCTAAGCCAAGAGGCGCTAGAACGACTACGCCGTAAATCCATTGAAAAGAACGGCAACGACTTCTTCTACCAACAAGAATTTATGTGCGACTGGGGTCAAGCGTCATCGACCTCATACTACGGTAATATACTTAGTATTATCGAAGAAAAAGGCAACATCGGGCACTACCCATACAACAAAAAATACCCAGTCTATACGGCATGGGATTTGGGTATGAGTGATAGCACGGCTGTTGTGTTCTTCCAATATTATGATAATCGACCAAGAATAATCGATTATTTTGAAACCCACGATATCGGACTAGAGAAAATAGTTAAGTTTGTTATCAATAAACCATACAACTATAAATGGCACTTCTGGCCACACGATGGGTCAGTCCGAGATATTGAGGCTGTTCAGCGCATCGAGAAACTGCGAGATTATGGTCTGCTTAACAGCTCATTGTTAACCCGCGAGTCGCGCGAAACTGGTATTGAGAGGGTTGTGAAGGGGCTGGACAAGACGCTGTTTGACGTCGAGACGACCAGTGAGCTAGTCCGCAAGTTGCGTATTTATAGGCGCAAATTCAACCCATTAACTGGGGATTACGAAGGGCCAGACCACAAAACCGAGAGCCATGCCGCCGACTGTGTAAGGTATATGTTCGTTGCGATCGAACAAGAGTTCGACGAAAAAACCTGCCAGATGTACATCGGGCAGGAATCTTACGCTGACGGATATCAATCCGAATCAGTAGCGACTAACTTTTATTCGCCAACTTATTAGCAGCAACTTCAGCTGCGTGATTTTTGGCAGCTTCTTGCTGACCATATTCTACAGGGTCAAACTCTTTTTCAGTCTTGCCCTTTTTAACAGTGACTTTAGCCTCAACAGGCGCTTCAACTGTAGCAGTTACCTCTTCAACAGGGGCAGTTACTTCAGGTGTTGTTACTTCTTCGTTTTCAGGTGTTGCCATTACTTTGTCTCCTCAACTTTATTAGCTGTTTTGGTCTTAGACAATTCAGCTATTTTTTGATTATATTCGTCGGTATGATCCTGCTCTTCTTCAACTTGCTTAGCTTTATAAGCCGCCTCAGCTGAAATATAACGTAGGATATCCGTGTCCGATACACCATCGACCAAGTGGTATCGTTCGGAAATAGTCCGCATAATGCGTTCATTTGATCGCATCTTTTTAAGCTGGACTACGACTTCAGGGGCTAACCTCCAGCCGAAATCCTGCCCTTGATGGGCATTTGGCGACATATCGCCTGAGTTATATAGTGCTGCAATCATTGGCTCAGTCTCAGCGACTCGCTCTTCACCACTATTGATATTGTAGAATTTTATAGACATAATTTACTCCTTTTACTTATTATTATAGTAGGCATCAGCGGCTTTGGACCACTCGTTATCCTCTTTGCTGCCTGTATCACTTTTACCGGCTGAAAATATATCTTCTCTGTCGGTGCGAGTTTGAACTTTTTTGGTCTCTTCTTTCGCCTTCTCAGCAGCTTGCTCAGCAGCCGTTTTGTCGGCAAGTTGAGTTTCAGTCTGTATATGCCCTTTTAGCGATACGTCGTAAAATCTCTCCATGTTAACAGGGGCTTTTGTGATATACCCAGTCTTTGCATCTGTGGTCATAGTCTCTTTATACTCTGCCCAAATCTCATCGCGAATATCAGGGTGGGTTTTCAAAAACTCCCCATACTTTTCACGGATATTTTCGACTTGGTCTTTGAGAGATAAGTTCGTATCAGCGATTTCTTCAATCTGTTTCTCGACAGTTGCGACTGTTTGATTTTTATACTGTTGGGCTTGCAATAGCCATGCCGCAGCTTCATCCTGGGTAAACGGTCGACCCTCTGGTAACTCAGTCGTTTTAGTGACTGGATTGGTCAATTTCATAACATCTTCGATTGTTCGGACAGGATCACCATCGGCATCATATATCGTATTAGTGACACCATCGAACAGTTCCTTGCGGATATCGTCACGCATGGCCTTCTCTTCAGCGGCATACTCCCGCTGGATAGCCCGCGTCTCGCGTACCGTTTTAGGGGTTAACGCGTCTTCGGCGCTGGCGACATCTTCAACTTTGGTGTCCGACTTTCCATCAGCATCCTTTGTCGAAACATCGTCGCCCACGGATTTATCCCCCGCGGCGTCGACAGCAGAATTATCTTCGACTTTTTTGTCATCACCGGTAGCTTTATCGTCGGTATTAGATCCATCTTTTTTGTCCTCGACGGCTTTATCGTCTTTAACAGCCCCACCAGAGAATTCGTCAAGAGCATCTGCCCACTCTTTGTCCTCGTCGATGGTAGCTGTGTTTGTTTTGTCTTCGTCCACTACTAACCCTCCTACTGTTTATACTGTGAATTTATATTATCAATCGTTGTTTCGATTGTCGCTTGTAGGGGGAGTAATGTGTTTTCGAGTACGAATTGGTATGCCAATACCTGTTGCTCAGCTGAAAGTTTCGGATGGTTCAAGTCAATAATACGAATATCACTACAGTCCGCGATTGAACCGACAACTATTTCTTTTATACGAGCGATAGTCGAGTAATCCGCTTCATCCTGCGGCGTTACTTTTGGTGCTTCTCCTACGCTTGCTTGCAATGAGAAAATAGGGACTTCTTCGTCGTTCTCCATAATACGGAGTATATACCATTATGGTTATGCCGTCAACAACTTTATTGTATCTGTGGGGAAGGAATTGGGGCGATTGGTTTTTGAGTTGCTGGCATGATTGGAGGGGTGGCTGGGACAGCTTTTGTGGATGGTAAACCAGCCTGTTCAAGCATTGCGCCAGCGGCGTCGGTGTAGCCTAGTGTGGCAGCGTCTTTGAAGGTAATCGACTCAGATGGTGACTTAGGAGCTGGAGCGCCCTTGGTCGTATCCGCAGTTGGTACTGGTGGGGCAAGTTTATTGATACGGCTAAGTTGTGGGACTTTTTTCTGCATTAGCATATCCATAAGCTCGTTAGTCTTAGCGGCCATTTCTGGGGTAAGCGTAGCTGAGTTTTGCAACATAGTGGTCAACATATCCTGTAGATCAGCGCGCATCTTTTCATCCATTTCGTCCTTGCCCATGCTCATTTCGATGTCGACTGACCAGTCATTGATACCGTTATAGAAGTCTTCCCATACGATGGTTAGCTTGTTATCGTCGCCGACTGTGCCTGGAGCAATGCGGTTGATATCTTCAGCAGCTTCATCATCTAGTATCAACTGGACTTCGCCGGATTGGTCACAAATCAGAGTATCAAGCGCAACTAGACCATACTGGCGAACGAAATTCTCCATAATATTAGTCAGCTGATTAGTGGATAGGCTTTCAGTAGCTTGTTGGGCTTTAACGCCTGGAGCAGTTTTACTGGATGTTGTGGTCGATTGTGGGACACCCATAATGTTTTGTATCTGACCGACAAAGTATTCGGCAAATGGAACGAAGTGCTCAAGTGTTGAGTTGCTAAGTTCTTTTAGTTCAACAGATGCGTTTTGGTCGACAGTCTCCCAAACGGTGCCAGATTTAAGCTGGACTGGGCCAGTGAACCGACCACGTTTTAACAGTGGTGGTTTGCTATTTAGAAGCAACATACTGGCGACATTTTGGTAAAATACGTTCATTATATTGTAATTTGGGCTGGCTAGACGAACACGGCTGGTACCAAATGGTGTCAATGGGGCTGGATCAATAACCAATAGTTGGACTCTAGGATAGCCGAATTTACTGTTATTTTTAATAACACGGAGGGCTTTTTCGGTTAACTGAGGACAAAATGTAACAAATTTTCCACCCTTACCGACTTCATATCGAGTTGAGAATTTATAGGTATTAGTGCCTGTTTTAAGGGCAGAATAGGTCTGTCGACTAACTGGTTGGTACTTAGTATAATCAGCGCCGATTGGGTCCATTTCTAACAACTCTTTTAAGGCGTCAACGTCCCAAGTAGTATTAGGGTTATTCAAAGCAGCTGCTAGAATCTTTTGGACGCGAGATTTAGTCAAATCAGCATCAACGTAAAAATAACCAGATTCGTTAGTGTCTTGGATACCTGGCTCTGGGGCTACGTTCGAATAGTGAAGAAGTTTCATCGTAGTGCCGAATTCATCATACATTGACCCTGTAGCGCACATAAATGGTGCATAACCGTGAGAAATAGCTTGTTCACCACCGATTTGTAGGGTTGAGAGCAACCCCTTGCCGAAGGTGTCCTGGTTAAATACTCTGCGTCGCAACAGGAAGGTGCTAACAATAGCTGGGATGTTATTCTTTGAACCGTTAACTTGTACAGCGAATACTGGTAGTTGCTGGATGGATGCGCGAGGGATAGAGCGGACATACCCTGGGAGAGTCGTATCACCAACAAATGGTGAATTCTTGTCTCGACTTAGCGGAATACCATCAGTAATTGAATCAAGATCCTTGAAATCAATAGTATAGTTATCTACAAACTGCTTGCTTTTTCGCCATTCCTGGACGAGAATTTCCATGTCGACATCTTGATACATATTTTCTCCTTATGCTTTCTATTCTACCGTAAATCCGGCTTAATTCCTAAGTTTACGCCCTCGTAAGATACACCCCTGAATAAATAGTTACAAAAACCGTCTGGGGTCTCATACCACAGCTGTAATTCTGACGCCAAAACATCCATTCGGAGCGGTATGCGCTTGTTGATACCAGTTACAGCTGTTGCTGTGGCATCGATTTGCGCTATGGCTGACCAGGTGGCTGGAGTGGCTAGATTACTGTCGTAGACATATTGAGGGTCAGACCATCCGCCGGATGCTGACTGGACATATTGTGGACCGTGGAATAGCTTTTGCTTAGTCTTAACTTTGCCGTTTTCATTACGATAATTTACGCCGATAGTGACATCACCAATCAGGTTGCGGAAGTCAAACATAGTTTGTACAACAGCCTTAAAAGCGTTTCTGGCGTCGTTTATACCGATCCACGCTCCAGTTGCGCCTGTTGGGAAGGTAGTGGCTCCAGCGCCCTTAAAGTTAACCGTACCGAATGATTCGGCTAGTTTAAGCGTTTGATTGCCTTGGCATATATAGACGAAGGCTGGGCTAGATAGTGGCGATACAGTCCCGATCCATTGAGCTGGGACAGCTACATTGAACCAAGCCCCATTTAGGTTTTGGTCACAAATCAGTATTTCGTTAGGGGTTGTGAAACCGTTTGCTGGGACAATCCAGAACAATTTATTGCCCCATGCCGTACCAACAATCTCAGGTAAGGCACCAACATTGATTCGTTGGACATAATCTTTAATATTTTTATCAATATCAACAGTAGTAAGCACGTTCTGTAGGGTCGGTTTGGTAATCATTGACATGAAACCATCAGTCGATGGGAACGATAGCGCTCCCTTATAGTTGATAACTCCATAAGATGATGCAACACCCGCAGCACCATAGTTCTGTTCTGTGACACTCCAAACGACTGCGGATTGGTTGCCGTAAGTGATTGTCTGTTGTTCAAGAGTTGCCTGTTTAGAGATGCCTTCAGTGTTGCTAAATAGAATCGTCAACGAAGGGATGCCTTGACCGTTACGGAACCCGATAACGCTCGTAGGGTAGAAGTTAGTGCCCTTGCTCGGAGTCGATCGGAAACCACCGTGGGAAGGTGAAAAATCGAGGGCGTATTCGCCGTCGCCACCAATCCAGACGTTTTCTGGGTTGACGATGTCACCGAACAATACTGGGCGTCCCGATGCCTCTAAGCCGTGAGTGACGATTGGGCCATCAGTGCTGTTGTCTGATGGTGGGTTGCCGCGGCCAATATCTATAGACAAAGTGCCATCATCGACAACGCTGACTGTATTCATGTCGATACCAGTAGCCAAAGCCATCATGTCTGTGGTTTGAATAGTGCCACCGTTTGATGCCAAAGCGATATATAAATTCCAACATTTTGCTCCAACTGGGATACCGGCTGGGCGGGTAAGAGTAATATACTCAGTCGCTGGTGCCCACTGATCGCGAGTTTTACCAATGCTTTGCGTCAATATAGTATTAAGTTTTGTCTCCCCAGTTGCACTAGAGAACGTGTAGCCATAGTAAATCTTATAAGTTGTACCAGTTAGTGCTGCGCCAGTTAGAACCGCTGTGAGAGCCGTTGTAGGGTCTGCAATGGCCGTCCATTTGACGACATTCTTAGTAGCTAGGTCAACGTAACATAATTTGTCGGTGCCGTTCATAACCAATAGAACGTCTAAAACGCGCAAAAATGTGGTTTTAATGCCGACACCAGTGGTAACTGAGTTAGATCCACCACAATCGGTCCAAGAACTATCGGCTTCTTTGCACCACTTAATTTTGCCGTTATCTGCGGTGTAGTAGGTAATATCAGTTCCGAAAAATGCTGGGAATTTCTGGTAGCTAACCCCGACTGTATCAGGTAGCCATTTTTGCTGAGATTTAGTAGGTACTAAGAATCCATCTGGAGTAGCTTCAACATTGACGCCTCCAACTATCTGGTTTCCAGTCGCACCTTCGAGAAGGTTAAGACCCCCAGAAAACCCAGTAATATCAATGCTAGTGATGTCTTTTTTAGGAACACTTACTGGTTTAGTTACAGACATTAGAACCCTATGCCTCCTATGTAGCCATAATCATCTCTAGGAGCTGTCGCGGCTGCGGCAGTCGCATCGTTTTCGGCTATAGCTTTATCTAGTAAATCGTTATATTTTTGAACAAGTGATGGCGATAGACCGCCCTGAACGATATCTGGCAAAGTGGAGTTTTTAGCAACTCCGAGGATAAGCAACTGTTTAGGTTTAATAGTTGTCAGTAGTGATATGTCGGTCAACGACAATTTAGGCATAAACCCAATAACATCGGCTGAAATGATACCGCCGAGTTCGTTTTCGTTGAGTGACCTAGAGAAGACAATCGTGTTATTAACGACAGTGACTCGGTTGCGAGTACTTAGATTGTTGGGATCAGTGATTAAACTAGGTGGTACAACGTCCCAGTCACTGACTGAAGTGCCGTCTTGGAGTATTTGAAGGGGTCTGTACTCGTCGACAACAAGTTTGCGAACATCTGATGGCATTTCGATAGTCTGAGTGGCAGTAGACACCGTTCCGAGTGAATAGCCAGTCTGTCGCAAATAATTCCAATCTGTCTCAAGTTCTAACTCTTCAGCGAATTGGTTTGCCCAATCCATAGTTTGATTGACGAATTCTACGCCATCGTCACTAGTAATATCATCGAAATATCGGTTATTTTTAGCCAGGTAAACGCTCTGAGCGAACGCCTGGACCTGTTCTGTTTTTGTTGCCATTACTGTACCCCCTTAGATACTGTTATTTTCCTCAACCTAGATGTATCATTGTTGGCTGCCTTTTGCAATATAGGAATCGACTGAGCTGGTACCTCTGATGCTGCGGACTTAGCCAGCAACTTGTCTGGGCTACTACTGAATGAGTTGGTTGCCATGTCGACGTTGAACGATTTGGCACTGCTACCAGAGCCAGAACCCTTCTTTTTAGCAGCATAGAATTTGCCCTTAGTGCCATCACCCTTTTTGCCACTTTGGCCGACACTGGCCATATTTTTATCAATATTGTATAGATGTTTGTACATTTCTGGATCGTAAGTGTCGCTCTCTGGGTCGCCCATTGCTCGCCATTCGTCAAGACTAGTAGACTTATACGAGTTCAAATCGTCCATGGTGTACTTATTATTCTTCATAACTTGGGTAAGCGCAACTTGATCTTCAATCTTTTTGATATCGCTAGGCGGAGTATCTTTTTTGGATTTAGCGACAGCTAATTGATAATTATAGCCCTTAATCGCATCATCATACTTACCATTTTCAAACCTCGCCTGAATACCCTTATCATCGGTCGGAATACCCTGTTTTTTCATATCATTCGTAATTGTCAATAAACTATCTTTTGTAGCTTGAACCGCTTTAGTTTCAGCCGTATCATGAGTCCCTCGCAGGGCACGATCGATTAAGTCCTGCGCTGGAGTTCCAACCTTGCGTGGAAGGGCTTGAGACGCTCCAGGGATGGTATTTTGCCACTTAGCCAGTTCACTAGCCATAGCATCAGTTTTGCCGGTTAATGGGTCAACAACGGTTGTGTTAGCAGCTTCTCCAGTTGGGTTGAGACCAGTGAAGTTAAGCCCAGCATTGATGTCGCTAGTGACAGATGGGATGAATTGGCGCCCGACACCGCCAGCATACTTCGTGAGAGCGGGGACGACTTCGTCTGGTTTTGTGGCTGCGGTTTTAAGGGAGTCGACTGTAGTTTGGAGGTTATTCTGACCGCCGAATGTGCTCGAAACTCCTAGACTGTTGATGGTATTACCAACGATGTGACCAGCTGTAGTCTTCCAGAAATCACCACCGTTTTCGGCTGCATCCAGCCCATTTTGGACAGCATTACCGATAATTATAGGTATAGCTAAAGTTCCAGCGATTGCTACTGGTATATATTTATCACCGACATGGAAGTAAACTCCGTCATAGTTGTCGCCATTAGCATCTTGATTAGTCAAAACTCCAGTCTTAGTCAATATAGTGGCGACTGCGTATGCTTCGCCGGTATTAACGGCTAATTTAGCAAAATTGTTAACAATCCCTTGCGTATCGCCATTAAATGCTGATTTTATGATAGACCCAGCATTCCACAGTACGTTTTTATCTGTTAGAGCACGGTTGATATTACCGCCCATCCAACTCGTAAATGGCATAATTTGGTTACGGATTAGTGATGCACCGACACCTTGACCGGCATCATCCAGACCCTTTGCCATCTTATTAAGTGTCGAAGATATGCCGTTTTTGTGTAGCATAGTCGTCTTCGCTTGGGCGTCAATAGCATTGCTGAGTTGTTCAGATGAAGGCGCTGCTGCTCGAAGTTCTGCGTAGGCTTGTTGGTCAGCGCCAGATAGACCTTGCTGAGCGGCTTCTTGCATACCTTGTGAATACAGTGAATCTTCGCGCATACCGCGAGCTAAAGCCGTTGGTAGCTCAACTGCCGATCGAATAGTGTTCTTGATGACGTTATCGCCATGAGTTATATTACCAGCCGTTAAGTCATTTACAGCCGTATTTAGGCTATCGACAGAGTGATTGCCGGCAAAGTTATCGCCCGCCATTCGCGCGCCCTCACCCACACCTTTTGCTAGGTGATACGGACTAGCCAACGTGTCTTGGACATTACCATCACTAGTGAACTTGTTGACAGCCTTACCAAGTAAAGCGGCAACATTCTTTGTCAATATATCATCGGCCGCGGTGGCACTTGTTGATGCAATATGGAATACGCGCCCCAGTGGAGAACTAAGCATAGCAGTACGCGCAAATTCACCAACTCTAGCGCCGATAGTAGCTTTTGGCTTGTATTGGCTCAAGAAGTGGTCGACTTCACCGTTTGCCAAACCCTTAACGCGTTCAGCTTTAGAGATGTCACCAGACAGTTTTCGGTAACTTTGTAAGTCTTCAGGAGTGACTGAGCCAGTGTGGATCTTATCAATAGCGGCATTGGCTTGGTCGCGTAGGTCTTTAACGCCAGTAGCGGCATTGTCAGCTTTTGTGACTAACTCATCCAATCGAGTCATTTCGGAGTCTAACATTGGTCGACCAGATAGTTTTTCAATCTTTTTAACCAAGAAATCCTTTTGCATTGATACCGGCATATCTTCATATAGGACCTGCATAATACGCATATTTTGACCAGCTTCACCCTTAAATTGGTCAATTCCATCAAGAGCATTGATAATAGCGGCCCTAGCCTCAGCTGTGCCGATAGATTGTAAACGCTTGATAGCTTCAACACTTCGGATGAATTCCTCTGGGGTATCAATTTGAGGAGTATTCTGATATGACTGAATTATCTCTTCATCAGTTAAGTTATTGATGGCAGCTTTGGCGTCATTAGTTACTTGCTCGATATTCATCTTGTCACCGTTTTTGAAGTTCTTAACGACATCCTCGCGCAATACTTGGTCTTCGATAGTGTTGTTTGCGACCGCATTGCGGGCCCTAGATGCGTCTGGATTCTCAACTTGGGCATCGGTGGTCTGAGCAGCGATTTCTTCAGGAGTAGGGGCTGTAGTAGCTTCTAATGGAGTAACTGGAGGTGTTTCGGGGGTTGGGGTCGCAGGGGCGACGCTTTGAACGGCTTGGTCTGGTCCGATAAGTGAGTTAATTTTATCAATTTTGCCCTGAACAATGGCATCCATAGCTGGGTCTTTGCCACCATCAGTAGCCAAATAATCTTGGTATTTAGTGCGCTCGTCTATCATTGCCTGGGTTTGTGGATCGACTGGATTCGTATCAGCTGTAGTTGGGGTAGTTTCGACTGGAGGGATATCAGCTGGCGCCACAGTTGGCTCAACTGCTGGGGTGGCTGGGGCTGGGGTCGTAGTAGTATCTGGCGCTTGAACGGCATCCTTAAAGTCAGCCATCAGTGGCTGATTTGTAGCAGCATCAGACTTGGCTAATGTCATATCCGATGTAGGATCAGGAATTTGCATAGGTAATTCTTGCTGAACTGGTTGAGCATCAGATGTGGTGGTTGGCTCAGTAGCAATAGTGCTGGCATCGGGGGCTGGGGATAACTCTGGTGGGGTTAGAGTGTGAACACCAGGAGCGACTTCAGTTGCGTTAGGATCTTGAGTTGTGCCAGTTTCGCCAGTTGATGGTACACTTTGGGCATCTTCGATAATAGGAGCGGTCGTAGGGGTGTCGAGAGTTGGGGTTTCTGCATTATCGGCATTGCTACCGGTAAACTTGCTTTTAACCAGTGACCCAGCTTTTGACAGACCACTGAACAACATACCACCACCGTAACCACTAATTAAGGCGTTTTTATAATCTTCAGGAGTGGCGTTCGGGTTAGCCAAAGTACCAGCTACATTGAAGGCAGCGCCAGTTGGGCCACCTTTTAGTGTCATATCTTTGACAAAGTTAGCGGCGCCTTCGCCCTTGCCGATATTACCGAAACTGTGAACAGCTTTTTCTAATAAATTCGTGCCGTTGCCAGCTGCGGTCTCTTTCAGACCGTCAATAACTGCTTTTGCCTCATCTGGGGCCATTGCCTGTAAGGTTTTTATACCGTCTTCGGTACCAAATTTAGCTAATTCTTTTTCAGCCCCAGCTTGTGGGGTCACACCTTCGCCCATTGTTACGGCGGTTAAAATACCCTCTAAAGTAGTGGATGCAACCTCACCAAGCGATATTTCGTGGTTTTTGGCTTCAGCCATCAGATAATCACCGGTTTGTTTGTCTCCGCGGTCATAAGCATCGTTAGCATCACTATATAACTGACCCGCCATTTCGGCCCTTGGGATTTCTGCCATAACCTTCTCAGCTGTGGTTGGGATCATTGTTGCCAAGTTTCCGACAACTCCACCAACTGCTTTACCAGCATTAGCACCGTCAGAGGTGCCATTACCTAACTGGTCAATCCCAGTATTACGCAAAAAATTCTGAGTTTTCTCAGCTGTTTTGGCCTTATCGAACCCAGTCATCAAGTCCCATCCAGCGTTTGATATACCAGTGGCTGCCGATTTTACGGCATTTCCAGCGGCATTAGCGACAAAATCCTTAGTATTATTAACAGCTCCTCCCAAGAAGTTGCCAATATCACCAAAAAAGTCATTTGACTTAGCATTAGGGTCGGGCTTGTAATCTAACTTAGCTTTTTGCAATGGGACAGTTGGCGTGAACTGCGTAGGGGCGGTCGGACCAGCTAATGATGGGGTGAAGGCTTTTTGGAGGGGCGTCGTAGGGTCAGGGATGTTGTTATTTACTGGGGCAGGGTTAACTTTAAGCGCGGCTTGGCGTTTAGCGAACTCGGCATCAATTTGAGCCTTTTTATCAGCATCGGCTTTAGCCTTATCAATCGCTGCTTGACGTTTGCGTTCTTCCTCATCGGCTTGGTCTTGGGCACTACTTTTAAGCCCAGGGGTACTAAATGGGTTACTAATAGATGGTCGGTAAGTGTTGGCTGGGGCTGATGGAGTATTATTCGACGACTGGTTTCCGCCAGAGAAGAAGTTACCGATATTCTTAAATACATCGTCAAAAAAAGCCATATATCCCCCTTATTGTTAAGCCGTTACTTGATCTTTTTTCTTAGCAGTCGTAGCAACCAGTGACGATTGACCGATTGGCGTGTTGTCACCATTTCGAGTCGCTACAGTCATATCACCAGCACCAGATATATAATCAGCTAGTTTTCCAGGTGTGAAAGCAGCCGTTTTAGTTTCATAGGCAGGGGCTGGAGTAGCGGTTTTAGTAGCAATCTCATTGTTAAGATCACCAGCTTTATTAGCGAAAGCGGTGGCATTTCCAGCATCGTTGATACCGCCAAAAAGGTCGGCCATTTTTTGGAAGAATGACTGTCGTTTTTCAGCAATTTTACCTTCAAGAGCGTTTCGTTGCCCAACGCGCGATGCTTCTAATTCGGCACGGCGCTTATCATTAGCGTCATTATAATCCCTTAAAGCCTTGTCCAAAGTGACAGTGTTAGCGCCGAACGTGTCGGCAGCTTGACCGATATCAGCATTGGCACCTTTTTGCACCATTCTATCAGCGATAACCGAACCGTCACCGCCTAGAGCGCCCATTGACGCTAGAACGCCACGAAGACCTCGACGACCTTGTGAGGCAGCGAGTAACGCGTTCTGTTTGTTCTTTTGGAGGTTGGTGTTATTAGTGACTGTGCTGTCATTATAATCTTGGGTATTTTTTGTGGTTTCATTATCATAAGTTGTTTTAATACCGGCAGCGGTGTCGTCGATGTTTTTATAACCGACGTTTTGTTCAGTATCAAGGCTATCGATAGCCTTTTGGGTGTTCTCACGCCCTGCTAGGTTAGCGGCAATTTGAGCGGCAGTCAGTCCACCACTAGTACTAGTAGTATTAGTTGGTGGTGGGGTATATTCAGTTTTTGGCGGGTTAGGGTCAGCGATTTGCGTTGCTTCAGCTGATAGCATAGCCGAGTCGAATCCGTTAGCCCCTGCTTTAATTGGTGCGCCAACATTCTGAACGGCTCCAGTGGCACCTTTGAACCAGACATTCCCATCACTTCCTATCCAATAAACACTCATGTAAAAAACCTCCTAATTATGAGGTAATTATATCATAAACATTACGGTTATAGTATAATATCAAGTTCTGCTATGACATTGTCATAATTTTCTGGATATAACACCTTTGCCCAAGACCAATCGTCTAGTTTTTCGATTGTTTCTTTTTGGAGCGGTTGGAACCTAGCATTTTTACTGGCTTTACATTCTAGCGCGCCATAAAAACCCTCAGTCATAAACACTACGTCAGGGCAACCAGTCGGCGTGCCTAGACCAGGGTGCGTCTTGATGACGTAACACCCCTTACTTTTAAGGTATTTTATGATTTTGCTTTGAACTTTTGTTTCCATCTGTCTGCCACCTCCTTGGCATCTAACATATAGACGCCATCATCGTTTTTGACTGAACCCGCCGGTGCCTCTAGCGCGTACTGCGTTAAATATATATCATCACCTAAAATATGTATAGTCTCAACCAATTTACCATCAATTTGGTCAAACACCTCTGTTATAGCTTCAAAGTTGTTTTTCTCTGCCAGATGTAACAGATTGGCTGCAATCACCGACTTCACCATAGGGATATTATTCGGGTCCATATTGGCATGGTCACGGATTGATTCCTCAGTCTCGCGTTTCTTGTCGAGAATAGCTTTGACAAGCACTCTCGGCTGATCCGCCATTTTATTGAGTGTCTGGCGGAGCGATAGGGTGGCGAGCGCGGCGTCGTTTTCTTCTTTTGGTGGGACTTCGTGGGTCTCAGGATCACTTCCCCCCTCAATCATGTGGGTTTCGGTGGATTCGCCAAAAGGTAACTCGGCTATCGAGGTGGCGTTAGGGTAAACAAAATACACCTTTGGGTAGACGATGCTAACTGGGGTTTCGATTTTACCGTCGACACGATCGATTGATAAACGAATCGCGCCCAGTTTACCATCGCTACAGGTCCGTATCAGTGAGAAAACAGTTGATTGGATGCCAGTGTAGGATGAATCAATTTCAGCCTTACAAAACTCATCCCAGCGCCAGTTAATGACTTCTTTTAGGAATGTGCCTAATTTACTGCGGTCGCTCACTGGCTAAGATCCTTTCGAATACATCTTGGATTACGTTTGTGGTTACTGCATTACCACACATTTTATAGCGCTGTGAGTCACTAATGTCAACCCTAACACCGTGCTCATCCTCGCCATATTTCGTCCAGTTGTCAGGGAACCCTTGGAGACGTTCACATTCCAATGGCGTGAGTCGTCGTATCCGAACGCCGTCCGTGACGCCTGGTCGCTCTTGGTTAGCAACTCCCTTGTAATAATTAGCATCAAGAGTCCCAGCTCGACCATCTTTGCGGATGCGGTGGTTGTTCTCGGCTCGGCGGGTCAAATCACAAGCTACCATCACACCATGTCTATCCTGACCAGTTAATGTGAAACTAGGTTCACCATCTTCTTTGAAACGTCTACCGTTCTGTCGTTTAACTGGTCTGTCTGGTGTTAATACTGGGGCAACAAACGGTTGTCGATTGCCACCCTGTGCTGTGTTTATAGTTGGGCTGATTCCGTCTGTGCCATAAACCCTATCGTTGGAGTGAGTTGGGTGATTCAACTGAATTATTTTTGGAGTTTGTGCACCACCACCATTCGCTCGCAATGCATTTGCAAACGCATCATCCCGTACTTCAGTGCCCCTAGATGGTTGACTTATACTCCTTATGTGACTGCCAGTACCATTGCCGTATCTACTTCTTACTGTTGATGCAACTTCGCCCTTGGTATTTTGCGGTTCAAGTCCCTCGTTAGTTGTTCGGTCTGTTTCTGTGATAGGAAATACTTCTGGTCGGGATGTTCCTCTAAGATGTCCGACAAAGATAACTCGTTCCCTGTTTTGGGGGACTCCGTGATTCTTGCTGTTAAGCACTTGCCACTGACAATCGTACCCCAACTCATCAATCGCAGCGATGATGGTTTTGAAAGTATGTCCGTGGTTGTGACTAAGCAATCCTTTGACATTTTCGAATACAAATAGTCTTGGGGTTTTAGCTTTAAGTATTCGCGCAAGGTCAAAGAAAAGCGTCCCTCTGGTATCCTCGAAACCAGCTCGTTTCCCTGCGATGCTAAATGCCTGACAAGGGAATCCACCCACCAAGACGTCGAAGTCTGGGAGTTCGTCTGCGTTGATTTTGGTGATGTCTCCATAGTTTTTGTGCCCATTGAATTGCCTTTCATAAACTTTAATTGCGTACTTATCGATTTCGGAATAGCCTACACATACTGGCCGGAGCCACCGCTCGTCGGTAGACAGTAGGCTTCCTCCCATTTCATCAACGGACCCGACCCCGCTGTCGTCCCGCAACACAGTTGGTACAACTTCCCTGAGTCGCATTTGTCGCAGATCTTCGTCAGGCTTGGTCTGTCCGCGGGCCTCATTTACGAGTTGATTACAAGCATTTTGTATTCCAATTTCGAATCCTCCGATCCCACTAAATGTTGAAAAATATCGCATTTTACCAATTCCCCAATAAATTTTGTTGTTCTTTTTCGTCCATCACATACTCGACACTATGCTCACTGCCCGCCAACTGTTTCAAACCAGGACGACCATTAGCATTATCGAGGTCAGAATAGCTAGTATTTTTGTAGACATATACCTTGAACGTCGATCCGTCAGTATTCCTGGCAGTTTTGCGCGAGAATCCCTTGTCATCCATAGCGCGACGGAGCACGTTAATCGACGACTCCTTATAGCCATGATCACGGCACCAATTTTCGTAGTCGATCGCCAACAATCTGAAGTTCAGGAATCCGCAGATGTCTTGGGCCACCAACTCGTCGGCATAAGTCGACGCGGTATTGGCATCGGTATCATATTTCTCTTTCATGTTGCGGGTTGTCTCTGAAAAAACATACTCGTAACTTTGATCTTTGAGCATCCGTGCGTATTTCAGCAATTCGCCTACAAATCGTTCAATAAACGCTGGCGTGAACGTAATATCCTCGAACTGTTCGTTTGGCCTAAACCGATTGTTAAACGGTATGACGAGGGTGCGTCTTCTCGCACCGTAACTTTTGTCCCCGAAAGTGGGGATGTTGTTGGCAGAAAAAATATGGTGAACATTGCCCTCGATGGCGACCATATCCTGACTGTGGAATTTGTGGACAGAGAAGGACTCATGAGTTCCAATAGATTTGTAAGTGCGGGTATCTTCCACGAACCCTTCGCTTGACTCCTTACAAACATTTCCAAGCTTACCATTGAGTTGCGGTGTGTCACGTTCGTCCTCCAGTTGCTTTACAGTGAGCTCTGTCAGGTAATCCCCGAATATTAAATATAATAAATGGACCAAGGTGGATTTGCCATTCGCTCCGCCACCTAAGTACCAGATAACGCCAGTCGGTTTTTTATCCATCACCAGCGGGGCACAAGTCTGCATGATATCGTCATACACACCCTCGTCTCCACACGCCAACTCCAACAAAAACGGTATCTTTTCTTTGCCATCTTTGGGGTTAAATTTTACCTTATAGACGCAATCTTCGGCGGGAGTGGTAGTGACCCACGAAAGTGAGCGGGTGTCCCAGACACGGTCGCCGAACGCGATTAAATGGGCAAGCGAGGAGAGGTCGGGCGCCGTGCTGCGGAAGAGGTGCTCCAGGTCGCCAACGCGACTCTTCGTCAGCCCATCACCAAACAGCCGGTAGCACGCCTCCGCAAACCGCTCACTCGTCATGTCGAGCCAACGCCCATCCGCCTCAATAATAGTCGCCCCCTTGAACCGCGCAATCCGCGTGTCAAACCGCAACCTCTCCGCCAGTTGCTTTTTAATTGGCACCTTCGCCTCCATGTCGCCAATCTCTGCCTCAATCACCGCCAAGTCTACTGTTGATTTTCTACCCATGATAATTTAGCCTACCATTATTTAGGTCCGAAAGGAACTCGAAAAACTCTTTGGCGAAGCCAGGAATTTTATCCTCCGTAATCGCCTCAATGCCGATCACCCGCCCATCAAACCAGCCCAGTATCTCACGCACCGGACGATTAAATTGATATTGCATTTTGTATTTGACCCCCTATTCTTTGCTTTGTTTATGTTAGGTTTCTAACATATTTGCTTGCTTTGTGGTGCTACTATATCAGGTAATTTTTACATTGCATATAGTCAAGAATACAACTATTCCGCATAAGGTAATGGCTGTGGAAAACAAGAGCACCCCCTAGATGTGGAGTGGGGGTGTCTTGCAACCAAAGGAAGGAAGGAACCATTACTAAGGAAAATGCGAAAACCTTAGTGCTTATAATATATCATGTCGCGTTCAACTAAAAAAGACCTAGTAAGGGTGGGTATCACTAGGTCTTTATTTATTATAACACTAACACTTTTTCTTGCCTTTTTTGCCCATAGGATAGGTCTCCTTTCATGACTAATTATACTATATACTAGAACATGAACTGTGGGATATGCAAATAGGTAAAATACGGTAAATAATTTGAGGGGGATGTATAAGTACATATCAACACAATTAACTACCCTATCCCCCCCTACTATTGACATTTCATTCATTTTATTGCCTGATTAGTTTATTGGCTGTTCCAGGCATTATATATATGATGATCAAACAATACATATATATATACAGCCTTTTGCGTCGTAAAATGTATATTGTGCGACGTATAACATCACCTCTGTTACTTAGGTGTTAGTGCCTATACATTATATATATGCTGCTATTTGCGATCTTGTTTGTGTACACTTAGGGTTTAGTATTAGAATAATAAATACATATATATATATTATATTTTTTTTTAGAATAGGTATAACGTAAGTGTACACAAACGCTAATCTGTTTATTTATGGTTTTGTGTACAACCACACCACCACATATCACCCCTGTTATTTGCCCGTTGTATTTATATCAACGTCTATTTTGCCTATTTCCATTTGTGTACACTTGCAACTGTACACAAGCTGTTGTATTTGTTACATACATATTTTAACTACTGTTATATCAATACTTTTTAATACTTTTTAACAAAAACTATTGCATGGTTATTACATTCATGCTATTGTGTTTACATGGCAAGCAGCAAAGCTACCACGAGCATCGACAACCTAGACAACATCACCATAATCGATAACGGCAAATAAGCCACGAAATGAGTTGATCAAGTCTGGGGCGTCGAGTTCAAAACAATATAAGCGTCATAACAAGTTAAGGAGATTTAACGAAATGACAACACGCGAATTTATACAACGTAATTATGGTATTAACCAAAAGTATGAGCGGTACTGCTCTAGTGTAATGGTCGACACGGACGGCAATATATATAGCTACGGTCGACATTATCCACTACTGTTTGAAGTCGAGGGGCTAACCTTCGTAAATGTTGCCGGTTATAGCAACACCACTAGTAAACACATCAGTTGGGCTCGACAAGCCGTCGACAACGCCATACCAGTCAAGCTCGACTATAACAAGGATCGGCTACCGCTAACACTGGCAACCATCCGCGAACGACTCAACGCGCAACGCTTGGGGATTGCTAAACAGATGGCGAGTAAAAAGCGAACGGATACCTGGGTTTATAAAGACTTATTCAGGCAACTAAACCGCGTTGACGCGTCTATATCGATGGTGGGCTAGATTATGGGCGATTATATCGAAACACCACTAAAGCAACCAAAACACAAACATAATAAGCGCAAGATCGAAGTAATCGACGGCGTGGAGGCAACCAAAATGCAAGCAAAAAAACAATTCAAGGCAACCAAAAAGCTACACAATAAGGCGATCCGCAGCATTATCTGGCAAGCTATTAAAGATTGTCACAAGCACAAGCTACTTAAAAAGCAAGCTAAAATAGTTTATAAATTAAGTAAATAATAACTAGCGCCGGGCCCGGACGGCCGAATACCCGGGTAGAATTGAGGTATTATAATGCGTAAAATTGATGTTAAATATATTGACACGCGAAAATATATTGTCGATATTTCACAAGATCAATGGTTTGAAGACGGCCCGGATTCGTGGGGCAATTATAAACTCGTACAGTTTAGAGATCGCGATTGGTCTAGCTATGAAGACATCGACGAATATCTAACAGAATCCGGCAAGCTATTGCCAAAATATCAAGCTATGCTGAAAAGCGGCAAGATGTTTACTATTGACTACCGCCGGTATAGTAACACGGGCGGCGGCTTCTACCACTTTGACGGCGCTATGAAGTTTACCGGTGAAACGATCGACTCTAGAGTTATAAACGGATTCATCATCTTTGAAGACGCTTATGTCAAGGGCATAAGTTACGAAAAGCGCAAGGATTATGCAATTAGCGATCTTGGCGAGTACACGGATTGGGCCAATGGTGAAGTCTATTGCGCCGCTATTCGGACTGACACCGGCATCGAAATAGATCAGATATGCGGACTAATAGGCCGGGCCGCGGTTGATCAATATATCAAAGACGTATTACCTGACGCGTTACCTGAAAACGTGGAGGAGGTATATATATCATGAAAATAACAGCTATATATGACAACGGCGGCAAAACGCTGGACCGGTACACGGTTATGACGGACGAATTATTCACATCATTACGCCATTCATTCATGGCCCTGGGCATGGACCACGAAGGACGCGGCTATTCACAATGGGGTGAAGCGCAGCCGGGACGACACCTGGGCAAGCGCGTGAAGTTTGAAGACCTGGACGAAGCAACTCAAAAGCATATAGCAGAGAGGGTATTATCATGAAAATGATCGCAATAAGTAAAGTTACAAGCTCAGATCAGGCCCGGGAGCTGGCCATCGACTGGCAAGTCTGGAGCGCCGAACAGGCCATGTCTTATGACGAGTTATGGGGATGGCAACAGTATTTCACAAAACTAGCGGACCGGTTCAATTTACGCGACGAGTTTGTCGAGAATGGAATAATATAATGGGTGAAAAACTATATAGCATCTACCGTTTTTATCAAGACGACCGCCGACCGCGTCGCATGGCGAAGGACTTAACGCTTAAAAAGGCGCAGGAGTGGTGCAATGATCCTGAGACGTCGAGCCGTACAGCATCGACCGCGTGCCACGATAATGATAAACTAATAGCCAAATGGAACGACAAGCAAAAGCACTGGTTCGATGGGTTCACGGAGCAATAATATGAGCACTTTTTGGATAGACGATATGGAAAACTTTGCTAAATTATTACCTGAGATCAATAAACGTATGGGCATAAAGCCGGATAGTGATTATTTCACGGAAGAGTCTGCTACTGTAAATCTTGACTCCCATCGCAAAGATACCGACTACGAAGCTATTGTTATCATAGCAGAAAAGAGTGCCGAGAAAAACGGTTCGGGTTGG